ATGATGACACTTATATCACCATGGCAAAAAGGTCAATGAAAACCTCGCCTTATCATTTTCGTGAGTTAACGAAATTGATAACTATTGATAACCACTTCGAGCATCTCGGAAATGGATACACCTTTTTTTATTGCTAATTGCGTTAACCGCTCTTTAGCTTGTTCGCTCACTCGTGAGCTGAGCGGAACTTTGCCTAAATATTTACGTCCAGAATTAGGACGTGCGCCACCTCTATTATCGCTCATGTCTATTACCTTTAATTAAGAATTCAGCAGCCTTACGCAACGAGTCTGCAAGACTTCCAGGCGTTACCTTGGACTCTTGAATTTCCAGTCGCCACCGTGGTCCTTTTCGACGATATATATAACACTTCGTTTCATCTTCACTAACTTCATATCCGTAGGTCCGATTAAAGCACTTGCTGCCGTGGTGACGAGCAACCCATTCACCCATCGCACCCACGATGTGAGCGAGTTCTTCTGCGGTAGCTGAACTGTCTTCTAAGAGTGTTACCTTCTGACTCTCATTAAACAAGCCGTCTTCAAAGGTGATAACGACCTTGTTCTCCGTATCTGTCAGCACCCAACCCTTAGGCTGAGTGCTGCTCTTTTGAATGACATACTGCATTAGTAAACACCGATTATATAGAGATTTCCATTTCTTAACACAGAGGTATCCTCTTTCTTCATTGGCTCGCTATAACCGCTGTTATCGAGATAAATGAACTCGTCTTCAGCGAGGTTCTCGATACGAGCCTTCACGATGTTCATATCCTTCAAGAATTCCTCACGCTCCTCCTCGGTGAAGTCTGAGTTCTCCAGTGTCTCATCGATATCGATCTCTTGGAAGTTCTCTGCGTCGCCCTTGAAGAACTTAGTAAAGTTCTCGTAGTTACCGAGGACATCAAAGCCTGCACGTGGGCTTTCGTCGAAAAGTGTGTAGGTTGCAGATGTTTCACCTTCGTTCTTGAAGGTAGCGACCTTCATGTTGTTCTTCTCAGCGAAATCAACTGCCTCTTGAAATGAAGAGAATCCTACGATTGCCTCGCCTTCCTTAAGACCGAATGAAGTACCGAAGTTAATTACTGAAAGATTGTTCTGGTGTGCGGTTTCTAAAATATTCTTCATAATCTTTGCCCGTCATGCCGATAGCGCAGCGTTTAGGTTTATTATAAAATTAAATCTCTTTGTTGATGCTTATCGGATATCCTCACTATATACGTACTCTTCAGTATCGTTATTTACGATACTTACAACGCCACCTTTATAGTCAGCAAAATAACTCTCGTTGGTTCCGTTGTAAGCCTTGATGTAGTCAAGACAGCTTTCGTAGCTCTCGTTAAAGCCTTTGCAATTGCTATCGCAATCGTCGTTGAAAACTACATCAAAACCCTTTGTGTTAATCTTAGAAGTTGTCATATTTTTTACAGTTTTTACGGTGTGTCTCACCTTCTTAATTTGTACACTGCAAAGATACAAAGATTATTTGATAACTGCAAGCGTTTTTCAAATTATTTTCAAAGAAAGTTTATTTTTTCTCAATATTTGACATAAAAAAGCCGTAACAGTTCGGAAACTGCTACGGCTACAAAGAAACGAGCATCGTGTTTTATTTTTCAACGGTCACGAAGCCGTTGTTAATTAGGTCGACAAGGAAGGCATCGGGGCTGTCTGTGGAGACAAGGTAGCCCTCGAGTTCCTGTAAGCGGTGAGCGAAGCGCACCATATATTCTTCGTCTGTGCCTTCGCTATCGAAGCGACTGCCTGTGCGAAGTTGGTGAAGGAACTCCTCGGGGCTGTATGCTACAATCCTGTGATTGTCTCCTTTTATGCGGTAGGTTTTGAATTTTGGTGCATCTACTCGATGATGTTCGGGGACTAAATTATGAGGAAGTCGGCTTTGTAGCTTTGCTTCGGTGATAATAGCACCAACGAGATCTTTGGGTGAGATGGTCGGCTTTTGCTGACCATCTCTTGTTTCTATTTTTATTCTTCTCATACTGCTAATTTCTTTGTTCTTATCTTTAGGTAAAGTTTTTCGCTTTCGGTGAGGAAAGGTATGTTTTGAAGGGTTGTGCCTGCATTTACCTGTCCTTGCTTTGCAAAGGTAATCATTTTTTCGAGAAAATGAATCCAAGCAGACATCTTTGTGAAGTTCGTTGAACCTCCGTGCTGGCGGAACTCAACCGTGCGGTGACGTGCGTAAGCTTCAAGGTTAACCTTGTGGTAGCGGTTGTGAGCGAAAGCAGTTCTGAGGTCGCTAATATTAGAAGCTCGGTTGATTGCTATCTCTGAAATGGTAGCAATGGTCCTACAGTAGCGGTTGTTGCGACGGCTGCGAGGCATAAAGTGGTCGATTACATTCTCAAGGCGTTTGTAAGAAATTATAAGGTTCTTCCAAGTCTGAAGGTCGAACTCGGCAGCGTCCATGTGAATGTGAAGTCCGCAAGAGTCGTTAACCTTAGCGTTGCAGAGGTCGAGGACCCAGCAGACCTTTTCAAGTTCCTCAAGCCCCTGCTCACCGTGGAGGATTGGGCTGACAAGTTCGAAGGTGTTGTTGCCTGAAAGGCTGCTGTCGGTAACCAACTTCCAATGGTCGTTGTGGTCAGTGTGGTTGTAACGCTCAACGTTAACTCTGATGCCTGCTGCTGTAAGTTCTCTTGCGAGGCGTTCACGTGTGCAGTTGTAAGCTTCAATCTCAACACCGAAGTTGCGGTTGAAAGTGTAGTCGAGTTGTGGAAGAACTGTTGTCGCTGCTTGCGCTGCACTCTGTGTGATTCCCTGCATCATGCGCTTGTAGACGTTCTGCACAAATCCGTAGTTTCCGTTTGCTACAAGGTCAGCAACCTGTCTGCGTGTAAGTCCAAGGCTAAGAAGTTTCTGAATCTTAGAAGTCTTTGTTCCGTTCTCGTTGAGAATGTTCTGAATTTGCTCGTTCATAATCTTTGTTTTTTGAATGTTCTTTGTTTCTAATTGTACTGCTAAGGTAACACTATAATAAGGAACACGCAAGTACTATTGCCTTTATAATCAGTGATTTAGAAGTAATTATCTAATGATAAAAAACGATACAAAAAGGGCTAACGCATCACTGCGTTAGCCCGTCATCCTAAACAATCTTCAATCTGAAAAAACTATTAACTATCAAACTATAATTCTACCAACTTATTAACGATACAAAGGTAAGGATTTAAGGCTGTTTCGCAAAGGACCGACTGAGGAGGTGTGTTCCAAGCGTGTCAGGCGCAACACAATTGAGCATTAAGGTCCAACCAACCGAGGATAGTTCAGAGGCAACAAAAGGGATTATCTCCGCCTTGTCGAGTTCGCCACGAGATATCCAATCGATATTGCCTTCTTCAGCATCGGCAATCATCCAAGCGTGAATCTTAGAGAGTAGGCGAAGTGTCTGGTCAGAGGAAAGCATATATTCAGCAGCATCAGCACGGTTCGGCATTTTGTTTGCTACGGTGATGGCGATGCGCTGGGTAATCTGATAAGAGTTGCGTCCATCCGCTGACATATTCAGTTCGCCATAGTCAACGAACAGGAACGAACCCACTAACTTATCGATAAGCTGCCTAAATTCATCGAATGACTGACCATAGACATAGTTGGCTATCTCAGGAAGTCGCGACACATTGGGAAGTTTATCAAGAGACTCTGCAAGGTCATTATAACCAGGGAAGTCGCTCGCACCATTGGTAAGTATAGCACGAACACCCTCTTTTGACGGATATTGTGCGAAATAGAGAAACTGATCTTTAATCATAATATCTTATCGATTACAGAGATAGGAAGCCCCACCTCCTCACTGATTTTTAATTTATCCCAGCCAAAACCCTTCATATCCTTAACCGCATCGATAGTCTTCTTACGCAACACCTTCAGATAAGTAAGTACGTTCATCTGCTCTATCTGCTTTGCGTTTCCAAGCCCCTCCTTGGAGAGGTCGTAGAGCGCATCAGAGGCATCGGTGGTGATAGGCTGCTTGGGTTTATGAGCGAACTTAGACAGCAGAGAGAATGAAGTTTTACTAAACAGATAGTTGTTAAATGCTTGAAAATTAAACGATATAGCCGTAAGCGTTTCGAGTGGAAGTTTAGCGAAATCGTTAGCTAACTCGTGCGCACGCTCAGAATTGTATTCTTTCTCTGGATAGTATAAGATTGCAGCGAGCAATGGCAACGACTCCTCACCTCTCTCGATAAGCCCCTGTGCTTCGACGTACTGAAGGGCAGTAAGTGAGCAGGTGAGTGTACCGAAGCTCGTCTCAATTCGATAACCAGGAAAGGAATGCCCATCAATCTGAACTGAAGGGATGAGCTGCGCACAGAAACAGAGGTCGATTACGTATTGATAGTCGAGACGACGCAGCACACGTGCAAGCGGTATATTCAAGCGATAAGGGTCAACACGACGGCATAACTCGTAAGTATCCTCGTCGACACCGTCCAGAACGCTATTGTTATCAGGATAGTTTATCTGAAACATAAACGTAAGTTGTTCAGAGATTGCGACGAGGTTAGCAATCTGTTCCTCTGAATGGAACTTGCGCTTGTTCCAGCCCATGATATCGCATAACCAGTTAATCCGAACCTCTCCTGCGGACAACTCGCCTGCTGCCATACGAAGGAAGTCGCCTACAAGGCGGATGAACTGACGGTCATTCATCGCATCCCAACGGTTAGGGATGCGATGTATTTCACCTTTATATACAAGTTCAATATCTTTCATTATGGCAACATTATGATATTATCATCAGGGTGATTATATGCTGAATTAGAGCAAAAATCAGAAACAGACTCAGAGGAGAGCAGCGTATCAGCATTCGAGAGGAGTTCTTCTGCCTCACGATCGAGGCGGTCGGCAAGTGCGAAGATAGCACTGGATTCATCCTTTCCAGAGCGTGCAGCGTGACTATCATCGAAGAGGTTTCGAATCGTCGAAGGGAACTCGAGGATATCAAACCTACGGAGCGACTTTGCAATCGTCTTCTTCACCAGGGCAAGCAACAAGATAGGACGAATGCGCTCTCTATTGTCATCTGTAAGTTTCTCGAAGTAAATCGACATAACTTCATCGAGCGTTTCCTTCTGCAATGGTATAGTTCTGAAGAAGTAAAGATAAGATGCATCGATAGGATAGATTGAATCCATCTGATCCATTGTTTTTATTTCGCATCGCTCCAAGATAGGGAAGTAAGGTGTCTTGCGCCACAGTTCTGCAATCTCACCTTCAGTAGGTTCAGATAATAGTTGTACAAGCGTGTCGATTGAATTGCAGTAGTTTTCCATGTAAGAACGCTTCATCGCCTCCAGCTCGTACTTATAAACATTGACCTCGCTCTTCCTTCGATTCACACTATCAAAGATGATTTGATTTGCCATAGTCATGTTCGCCATAGCAGCACGCAATGCTTCCATAAGAGGAGAGTCTTCTTTCTCTTTTAAGAGTTCATCGAACACAGCACGACTGATTACGGTTTCGATACGCTTGCGAGCCGTAAGACCAGACGAACGCAAATCGTTCAGGTCCATATTAGTTTCCACTCCAGGCGCATAAAGACTGAAGGTGGAGAAGTTCTTGAAAATGTCTACGAGTATATTCATGACTGCTGTTGATTTAGTCTATCTTTCGGTGCAATTTCTTCCTGTCGCTGAGGAACCTCACGATAGAAGCCTATGCGATAGCCTTGCTTATAGAGGTCTGGGAAATTCAATCTGAGAGCGAGATTAAACGGCTCAGCGCATATCTCGTCCTCTGGTGTGAGCGACATTATATAGATAAGATAGTTATAGTAAGCGTCAGAACCCGACTTGCTTATAACACCGTCCTTGCTAACTGCTGTGATGGATGCATCTAAACCAACGCTTGACAGTAAGGCTTCTTCAGCTCGCTTATCGTAAGAAATCAAAGATTCGATATATTCCTTATACTTAAGGTCGATCGTTTCGATTCTCCACTGCTGCTCGTTACCAGAGCTATCCATAAATGAAATAGAAGAGTAGGCTTTGCCTTGGTTATCTGCACCGCTCAGATAGTCGCCTATCTTGCGCAGCTCCAATCGCATATACTCTACAAGCAACGATTCACGATATTCAGTACCGATACTGATACCGTTATACTTCACCAAGTCCTGTTTCTTAGATGAGCGAATCTTATTCTCCTCGCATAGCTTAACTAACTGATTGCGCTTACTTGACACCCACGCATTCGGAATGATGATGTGTATCTTCGCTGCAAGGGAATTACGCAAGAAGGAATTGATGTAGGAGGCGGTCTTGTTACTACCTTGAATATATGGACGTGCGCCCTGATGGGTTTCGTTCACACCGTAGAACTCGTCGACTGATTTCTCTCTGTGGTGTGACACAGCAGCGAATAGATAGTTGTCAACTTCTGACAATGCGAACTTAGGGTATATCTTGTAATTGCCTAATCCGTATGTCCACCGTCCTACAGCTATGTTATTGAAGTCGCCATAATTAATCTGATCGTAGGCTACATCCTTACGAGTGGTAGCAAGACGGCAGTGCTTATTCTCCAAGGGTTCTAATCCAGCTACTGGCAACATACCAATACGCTTACCACGTGAGAACCTCCACTTAACGAAGTAATCACCGAACCAGTAGTAGTTCTTGATACAGGTCTTAGCGAACTCCTGTGCAGATGTTTCCATACCACGATCTTGCCAAGAGTTCATCCACTCATCCCACGCAGGTAGTGCGGTGTACTCACGTCGCAGCTTACCACCTTCTACTGTCTGCATATAGGCGCATGGTCCATTACCATAGAGCATCTTAATCTCCTTGCTATACAAGCGAGGCAGCAGGCGGTTCTGCTTTATCTCCATCGTTACCTCTTCACACAGTGCGTTGTTCATACCACGCATACACACTTGGTATCCATTCACACTCATCCACTGGTGTTCATGTAGGCAAGTCTGTCTGCCCTGTGGTACGAGTAGCCCTGGGCTTGTCGACAACTCTCTTCCTTCTCCAATCTGAAAGGAGAAGGTATTGCCGTCCATGACGTAGAGTCCAGCGTTGCCGTGCAGTTCAATACTATCTGTCATAACCAATTTATCTTATGTAGTTTATATCCGTCTTGTGGGAACCCCATGTATCTGATGAGGATACGATAACACATCTTGGGGTTTCCCTCTTGGTCCTCGAAGAGAAAGTAGTTCTCGGAATCGACTTTGAAGCACTCCTCTGGTAGTTGTGTTCGGTACTTGCAATGTTCCTTGACTACCATCTGCTCGCCTGCCATACCCTGTGAGCGAGAGTAGGGAAAGAAGCAGATAGTGAAGTCGCCTTGTGGTACTCTGCTTATTTCTCTTGCCCATTGCATTGCATCGATGCCGTTCAATTCAATTGTCTTCTCCATTACTTGCGAAATTACTGAAAATCGCTGTGGGAACAAAGGACGATTTTATCCCCTCCCTGTCATATTTCCCAACTTTTGGAACGTTGCACCTCTTTTCCTCAACTCAGCGGTGCGTGGTGATTTCGGTCGTTTGTTTATTTTTGATTTTGATTTTCAAAACGTAAACAGCTGAAACACAACAAAATAAGTTTTTGACCGATGTAAATAGCCCCCGTTATTGTCGATTTTCAGACACTTTTTATATTACGAGAGCTACAATATTAGCCGTTAAATAGTAAGGTTTTCGGGCAAATCATCGGGATAACTGCTTAATTCCTTTTTAATAAGGTCAGAATAAAGACCGTACAAAAGGTAAATCATCGCACTTGGAAGCTGTGTTGTTAGTCCTGGTCTTCGCTTGAGTTCTTCCTTCTTCTCTGAAGCTTTGTCGAGTTCTATTCTGCCGTTGGTTTTTTTCAACGGACTGATAAGAATTGCACTGCAAAGATAAGGGCATTCGTTCTCATCTATTCGCACCTTCGGAAGCAAAGGAAGTTTCTCACCAAAGAGTAACTGACAAAGACGGAACTGCTGCCAGTGGTAAATGGTTGGCGCACCGTCGTTGTACAGGATAACGGAAAAGCCGTAACTCTCTAAGGCTGCCTTCATCGTCAGTGAGTCAGTAGTTATCTGCTCTAATTCCTCACGTGTCTTGTTTCCTGCACGGTCAGGATAAAGGTGTATGACCTTGTTCACCGCATCCGTACCAAAGAAAGAATACACCTGCTGCGCAAGGTTCTGCTGGTCGTCTGGTATGTATGCCCAAAACTCCTTGATGATGTCGAAGCGACTACCATAGTCTTTTTTCTGTCCGACGATGAGCGACTGAAAGTTACCAGGGTCGTAACCAATATAGAGCGGTTCACGCTTATCGTAGTGACGAAGATAGCGAGCGGTCAGTGTGAAGTGGTCTTTGAGGTTTAGTTTCAGTATCTGGTCATAGATATAGCTATCCTTGAACTGGTGTCGCTCGTGGTCGTAGGTGGTAAAGAACTTGTTAGTTACCTCTTTGTGACGAATAGCACAGATAGCGGTCAAGAACTCATCCATATCCAGCGTGTCAAGCTGGGTCTTGAAGAACTTAGGACCGAGGATATCCTTGTTGCAGAATGATGAAGCACGGATATAGTAGATTGCGTTCCTTCGCATATCCGCTAAGCGTGGTTTCCATCGTGCAACAAAGGCATTAAGGCGTTCATTCTCCAGTCTTATCTTCTCCATAGTGACAGGGTTCTTCGTATTGCGCAAATCCTGCTGGAGCATAAACTGCTTATAGAGCGACTGATTGATAGCGAGCGACACACTGGCTATTTCCTCGATGAGCTGTCGGTCCATCTTGTTTTCGTATTCCTCAAACCAATCGTCTTCACCAAGGTCGACACGTGCGGTATCACTCACACCAGTCACACCTTCATAGTAGGCAGAGCGACGGATGTCAGCTGAACCACCACGGAGGGAAGGGAAGAGTCGTGACTTGAGTTTCTCTCCGCTGTTGTGTTTCATCTCCTCGACGAATGCATGCACGGCATTACTACCTGCGACACTCTCAGGCTGATCTGAAGATACTAACTGAAGGTGCGCACCATTGCGGAAGATGACCGAGTGCTTAGCGTAGGCAATAGGGTAGCGTGGTCGACGGAAGTGTGAGGGTAGCTTCGCTTCACCGACCACATAGTCGATACCATACTCTAACATTGCACGCTGCTTGCCATTCACGATGACAGGACGAGAGAACGAAGCCTGAATATTAGGCCAGACGTTCGTCATCAGCGCAACATAAGTCTTATGCACAAGGAACGAGAGTTCACCAGGCATATCATTCGTTACACGGATAAGACGTGGAACGATAACGCCCTCCGTCTTACCAGTAGCACGAGCCCACTCTGCATAGAGCATATTCGGGTCGATGATGTTTGCCAACAGCTGCACACGGTTCATATAGTAGTGTTCGAAGTCAACTGTAGGCTGTTCGTTATTTAATATTTCATCAGTCATTTTGAATTTCCTCCACTATTTCAGCATCTTGAATATCAGCGTCACGCAACAGACGCTTCTTCTCCTTGTTCTCAACAGGAAGAGAATCGATAAGTTTAACATAAAAACCTTCGTTGTGCTTAGCAGCGATTTCTTTAAGATTCTTCTTTGAAAATCCAAGTTCTTCTGCTGTGAGCTCTGGAGAAATCAAGAAGAGAACACCTAAATCCCTATCTGCTTCTGCTATCTCCGAAGATCTACGACGACACTCAAGAGCAGCATCATAACACGACTTCATACCTTTATAGTCGCGATTAAGTGCGCAGAGTTTAGCAAGGTCTTCATATTTGTTTGCAAAATTGCTCTCCCAAACCTTTATAGGAACATTGCAGTCAACCTGAAAGTAGTTGATTGCCTGATAGATTCTCGCCATACAAGTGCGCTCTTCTATCTTTATCCGTTGCTCAGCGTTAATACGAAGTTTCAGTTTCTTAGCTGCCCTCGTAATATTACGCTCGTGTTCGAATATCTCAGCAGACCATTGTAGCTGCTGCAAGAACAACTTAACATCTTGAGGTATGCCTTCACAATCTCCATTCGTCAAGAATGCAGATATTAGGTCAGGGTGGATGGTGTCTAACTTCTCAATTTCACTTTTCATATTCCAAAGAGTTTCATTCGTAGGTCTTTTTCTGCACGCTCATTCTTACGTTCCTCGAGCAAAGTAATAGAGTCGTTATCACCTTTCTCAGCCTTCTTAGCAAGTTCAGCATCTATGTTATACTCTCCAAGTGCGAGACCTTGCTGGTAAGCTTCAAAATAAACATCACCAGGAAGCGTTATGCGATATAGCAATGCTTCTCGCTTAGCTTTCCTTAAAGCAAGTAGCTGACAAATACGTTCGGGGGTATAGTTTAACGCCCCGAACGTTCTGACTTGATTTACATATTCATCTGATAAACTCTCTTTTACAACTAATTCTGACATAGAATTATTTTTTTAGTATCGTCTTCCGATAAGACTACGCCATCTCTCTCTAACAGAATAGGCTGCTGTGGAAACATAGACATAAATCTTCGTACAGTAGCTGACACATATTTTGGATCTATTTCCATTCCAAACCCAATGCGGTCTGTCTGCTGGCACGCCATAATGGTTGAACCAGAACCTGAGAAGACATCAACAACCACATCACCATTCTTCGTGCTATTAGTTATTGGATACGCCATCAGCGCAATAGGTTTCATAGTCGGATGGATTCTGTTAGCCTTTGGTTTATCGAAATTCCAAATGGTAGTCTGCTTTCTGTCGGAGTTCCAAAAGTGAGCTGCCCCTGGTTTCCAACCATAAAGGCAAGGCTCGTGCTGCCACTGATAGTCTTGTCGACCCATTACAAGAGAATCCTTAACCCAAATGCAGCACTGTGCTATCTTGAATCCTGCTTCTCGAATAGCTCTGCGGAAATTCTCGCCTTCTGAGTCTGCATGGAAAACGTAAAAAGAACCACCAGGCTTAACAATGGAAAACATAACATTAAACACAGACTGCAAGAAGCGAAGAAAGAGGTCATTCTCCATAGAGTCATTCTGTATGGTAAGTTTGCTATCTCCTCCACCTTCGTAATTAACATTATAAGGAGGATCAGTGAGAATCATATCAGCAACACGTCCATTCATTAGTGCTACGATATCGCTTTTAGACCGACAATCTCCGCACATCAACCTGTTATTTCCAAGTCTGAAAATATCACCAGGACGAGCAAACACTTCGTTATCCTCTTGTGGAAGAGTGTCGACAAAATCTTCTTGAATATCAGTTGTGTCACTCTCTGATGCAAAGAGTTTATCGGTACCGACAGAGAAATCGTTTTGTTTCACCTCATAGCCAAGATTGAACTTAGCAAGGTCATCGCCACTGATATTATACTTAGTGAATAGGAGAGTGTCTGGATTCTTCTGAGCGAACTCTGAGTTATAAGCTGCAATTTCTTCGACAGCTTCCTTCTTATTAGATGCTTGAATTTCCTCGTAGGGAATCTCAGGAATTTTGAATCCATAGGAGCGAAGTCCAAGGAGAGCCTTGCGCCTCTGGTGTGCATCTATAATCCAAAGCTTACCTTCTGAATCTTTCCATACTTTGAATGAATACTTGAAACCTCGAGTGATGATGAGCATCTGAAGCTTCGAAAGTTTGTCTGCATCAGGTTTTTTGAAATCTTCCTGAAGTTCTATAAAAGAGTCCAGCGGGGCAGTAGGCAAACCACCCAAATTAAAAACTTTTATACTATTTTCCATTGTTATTATTTATTTTGTTGTTCAAGAACCATTCTGAAAAGTCGCTCTTTCTCTTGGTACTTTTCGAGATTCCGCTTATCAGCCTCTCTTTTCTCTTTACGATTCTTGCGCTTAACGAACGATTTATAACGCTTGATGTTGTCGAGAACGTTCTTGTGCTGGCGGAGGAACTCTGCTGGGTCGGTGCGGAGCAACTTAATGAGCTGGGCTATCTCTGAGCGTCCGAAGAGTATCGGGTGCTTACAGAGGAACTTACCTGTGTCGTTTAATGATTGCAGCTCGGCAAATGCTTGAAGATTGCGGATGCGCAGTTCTGCCATTTCTGCTACGGCTTGTGCGGTGGGCTTTGTCTCCAGCAGTTCGTCGAGCTGCTTCATCTTGCGCCAAGTGTTGATGCGGTCGTTATAGATGACGGTTGCCATCTGCACGTCCGCATCAGTAAGGTTTTCCCAGTCTATTTTCGGGTACTCTTCTTCTTTTTTTTTGGAGCTGCTTTCGCCTTCTCCTTCTTAGAAGAAGCATCGTTTTTATCCTCTGATGATTGCTCTGTAGGCTTGTTATCTTCAGAACCCTCTCCAGATGAATCATCGCCACCCTCTCCTTCCGATGGATTCTCGTTGCCTTCGCTACCGTTAGCGTCTGGGTTTTCATCTCCATTAGCGTTAGGTATCTCAGGGTTCTTGCCTCCATCTTTAGAAGAGTTGTTGGCGTTGTTATTATCATTATCCTCGACGGCTGCTTGATTAGCATACTCACGTCGATTACGTACGATTTCGTCATGTTCGCAATGGTCGAGAAGTAAGAAGAGTATCTCCTCGTGATTCTTCTCTGGCGAGAGATCGAAGCGTGTGAAATCGGTAAGGTGAGGTGCTTTCTCGTGCAGCAGGGCAAGGTCGGCTTCCACGACTGTGGGGCTGACCAGCTTATGGAAGTGCGTTAATTTCTCTTTTGCGCTGTACATATTCTTAATATAAATGGTGAATAAGTCCCCTCCCGTGAAGGGAGGGGGAGAAGTTAGGCTTCAGTTCTTGAGACCTCGACAAGTGTTGTGGTGTCAAGAACACGGAAGGTGATAGATGCACCAGTCTTCGCTGTCCAGGTAGCACCCTCTTCGAGTACGAAGGTAGAACCGTCAGCAATGGTAGCAGCCTTATCGGTACCAGCACCAACAAGCGTGATGTATCTACTCTTGTCGCTCTTACTGAGTCCACTGACTGTAGCGATAGTAGCAGCTGCTGACGTTCCATTTGGAATCGTGTAAGTGTTGCTACCTGCTGTGATAGCGACATCTGTTGCATCCGCATTGATAGCAGTAGCAGCAGTAACAGCTGGGTTACCAGTGTAAATCAATGGAAGGTCGACAGAACTACGCTTGAAGGTAAGAGTGGTGTAACGACCGTCCTTATCGTCCTTCGTCTCAGTGTTAGAGAGGATAATAGGACGTTCGAGTTCACCAACGATGTACCACTCCTTCTTCTTAATGTGCTTGTAAAGAGCGATAAACTTACCACCGCTGTACTCCTCAATGAAGTTATACAGGTTCGCACGAGCTCCACCCATAACCATTACAAGCTGGTTTTCGCCTGTCGTGGTGATGTCGCCCTTCTCTGTGGTACCAGTAAAGGTTGGAATGTCGTGTGCCTCGAAGTAATGAGGAATCTCATTCGGCTTCAAAGGAACAGGTGCAACCTCACGATTTGCGTTAGGTTGTGGGAACTCCTTAGTGCGGTCGATTTGATCGAGCGCAATGAGATAAACAATGTAAGAGATAGCACTACCGTGTGTATCTCTATCGGATACATCGTCTACGTGACCGAGCAATGCCATAGAGGCAAGAGAAACTCCAGAACCAGCAGCAGCACCGAGAGAGTGGTCAAGCAAGGCAGCTACGAGCATGAAGATACCAAAAATCGCAAACGTAGCCATGAACATATTGCGTGACTGGCGATTTGCGTAGTTAAATCCTTTCATAGGATTATACGCACGATAGCGTTTCTGAATATAGTTCTTTTTCATTTTTATTTCTATTAATTGTTGATTAAAGAAAGGAACTGAGGAATTAAGCCATTACCGAGGCTATTCATCCATAGGCTTAACTCTCAGTTCCTTAGTTATTCTTCTATCGAGCACCTGGTACGTTAGGTTGCAACTTCTTGTTGATGGTGCGCTTGCCTCCGACACAACGCTCCAACTCACGGAACTTGCCATCGCTACCGATAATTACCATAATATAGTCGCCTACAGCTGTAGCAGTGAAGTCATCAGTGATGCTGTCAAACTTACCAGATTTGGTAATTTTTGGTAATTTCGTCTCGTCACCGCACTCAATACAGTAAGCGACACCAACCTTCACATTCTCGATGTTGGTGATTGTTGTCTGTGTTGTGGTACTGTCGGTAATGTGCCAGAAGCCGTTATGACCATCTACCTTGTCGGTGATAGTAGCAGCAAAGAGATTGATAAAAATCTGTTGCCACTCGTAGTTGTTCTTGTCCATTTCCTCCTTAGTGGCGAAACGTCTACCTGTGAATGAAGCAGAAGTACCCTCTTTCCATACACTCCAAGCACGAATCTGCTCCATGCTTTCCTGCATCTTCATAGAGAGCATTTCTCCAGGAGCATTCTCAAGGAACTGTATATTGCCTGGCTCGTGAAGCATCATGAATGGAGTCTGGCCGAGATAAGGCAACCAAATGATTCGTATCGTCGTATCAGGGACGACATTCAAAGCACTCGTCGGGCCAGCAAAATCCGTATCCTTACCATAGATAGAACGGACATTCTTAATCCACCAATCCTGATGGTTCTTGTTCAAGTAAACTACATGGTTATCGAGGTCCATATCCTCTGTAATAGAAGCACGAACGTCAGAAATGAACTCCTGAACAGCTGTCAGGAAAGTTGCCCGTGTGTAGTTGCGATACGTACTTTCACCATGGGGTTTGAGATCATATTGATGAACATAGCGCACCAAAGTGTAGAGAAGACCTGTCGCAGCATTGAGATAGCTACCTGCAATACCCTGCTCTGGTTCTACGTAGATACCACGCATACGTCGCTTATTCTGTTCAACCTGTCCTGCTTTAAGTGAATTGAGTAGCTGAAACTCAATCATCGTCCACTTAATAGGGTCAGAATCCTCTTTATTGAGATAACCGATGTAGTTACGCTCGAGTTCCTTCATCGGACCCCACTCCATCTTCATCATGGCGTCATCGACATACCCCATTTGATTCTCAATCTTCATACCACCCTTGAAGACCTCACCTCTCTGGTAAGCCTGTGATACTTCATCGAAGAACGAATTGAAAACGAGGGCACGATCTTGATAACCATAAGCTACTGGGAAGTATTGAGTAAGATCGCGCACCTGTAGAACACGTGCGATGAGGGCATCCTGACGGAGGACGACGAATTGATTGCCAAGTCCAGCATTGTCAACACCATCGTAATTCGTAGCGTAAGTACCCTTTGCAAGTGCAGCTGCATCAAGCATCTTGTTCTCCTGAAGGTACTGATAACGATTCTTGAGTGACTTCGCATAATTCCGAGCAGCCTTATAGAAGGCACTACCATCCAACTGCTCGTCAACTTCTGGAAGAGCACCTGCAGCACGTGGATTAGCTGCAATTTTGTTCCAGCGGTCCTTCATAGAGAAGAGAGAATGCTCAACACCGAAGAGATAATCAGGAGTATTAGCGAACCCATTAACACTTAGAGGAACAGCATTCACTGTTTGCGCAGGAACATCAGGTGCAGGGTTTGAACCCATCGCCTGAATATCAGCACGCATACCCTTGATACCATCGAGGATTCCTTCAAGAGTAGCATTACTCTGAGGTGCGGAAGGCTCTGTGCCATTATTGTTAGCTGATGCAGAAGGTTCACCACCATTCAGAACAGCCTGAATGGTGTTCAGCATCTTCTGAAACTCATCCGCCTGCTGAGCTGTCTGCTGAGCAGCTTGTTCGGAAGCAATGTCATCAGCAAGCGTACTCTGGTACTTCTTCTGATACTCTGCTACGATAGAGTTGAACTCATCCTGTGACAGAGTTTTGTCTTCGAATTTCTGCTTAAATCCAAGGAATTCGATGACACTTGTAAGTTTTTCTTTTAAACTCATAAATAACTAAAAATTAAAATGATACATTTATATGTTGTAAACGGCAGTTTTAAGTTTCTTTGCCTCAGTATATTCACGACCCATCGTAGCAGTTTCAACGATAGCTTCTACCATCGTCTTGCTACCATCTGTTAGACCGAGTTCCACAGCCTGAGGAGTGTAGAAGGTTTCACCACGCAAGACGGGTGTATCATCAGGAAGATCAGCAATCTTACTACGCTGTGAACGAACCTCGCTTAAGAACTGTACATTCATTGGGTCGAGGATGTCTTTCACAAATTGCTCATCCTTACCTTGACGAAGATCATCGAAGACTTTATTCTTCAAGTCAGACTTAGTAGCTTTTGCTTCTACCTTCTTAATACCGAGCTTCGCAAAGTATTCTTCGAAATCGTAGAAGCTACACATAGTTCCGATGCAACCCACATAGTCATTCTGTGTCATAGCGTAGATACGCTGACCGTGGCATCCGATGTAATATCCAGCTGAACAACACATCTGTTCATAGAAGGTGAGGATAGGTTTCTCGCAGCTGCGTAGTGTTTCGCTCAAGCGGTCGAGGTACCACGCTTCACCACCTGGTGAATTGATGTGGAGGAAGTGACAAGATATTTGCGGATTAGCTTCAGCTGCAAGCAGGTCTGATTGCAACTGCTTACTTGAGAAGTAGTAATACGAATCAGACATCACGGTACCGAACACACGATGATAAGCAATACTGTTATCAGGCAGTTGCTCATCACTGAACTCATCTGTAAGGGTAATAGGAGCGGTGTTTTCTTGATTCGTTATCTTCTGAATATCCAAGAGAGCAAGATGTGACTCGAGTTGATACCAAGTATGACTACCAAGATAAGTAATCATTTCATCCTTTGTCATACCGAATGCTGACTTCACTTCGGGTTTTTCGGGTGTCTTACCATTGAGCGGAAAGGCGGTCAGCATCGCCTGTCGGAATCCGTCAATGGTAATAAATAAGGGCTTCCCCGATGAGAGTAGAGACTGTAATTCTTTCATCAATATTCTTTTTGATGCGAATTTACTATATAATAAGGTGTAGGCAAAAGACCTACAGAAGGGGGTCTGTGAGCATTTTACACTTGATTACGAGGTTTGCGGAGTTCAAATTTGAAGATATCTGAACTCGTGCAGGAATATCTGGCGTGCCAATGTTATGAGTTTTCCTATCAGATGTTTTGATTGTAACGATAGCACTTCTCTCTATTGCAAATGTCCTGCGAGTTTCTTCGTCGGGTAAGTCTATAACTATGGTTTTATCGCAGTTCCAATAATTACCTGCTTCATTGTCAGTAAGTTGTGGTATATACGTGAAGGTATCGGCAACGAAATCATACACTTTCTTCTTTCCTTCTCTATTTGGATTTACAAGTCTCACTTGTACGGTGTTTAAAAATTCTAACATATCATAAAACATTTGAGTGACAAAAACAATAGTTTGGTATGTATTAAAAAATATTAAATACATGCAACTTTTTGATACTTACGAACCTTCTTGGGTCTAAGTCGGTTGCGGAAGCGGTAGTAATTCTTCAATAATGCATCTGAAGATATAGACTTCAATTGATAGCTACGAATGAAGTCATAGATGATATCGAGGTTTCTCTTCTGTCGACCGAACTCTTCATTCTCCAACAGAACACGGTGAAGTTCGAAGTTGAACATCCTTCGTATCTGAGCTTCTATTTCCTTAGCTGCTGCTGGAGATAGGTAATTGTAATAAGCAGGATCTTTCCAAGGGCTGGCGATAACACCAGCCTTGCGCTGTGGTAAGTGAATACGGAGGTTGCCATTTACGACATCGGGTTGATTGCTACGCTGTTTTGTCATATTCTCCCATACGCAGAAGTATAGATCTGTGGTGCTTGGAATCTTGACACCACCAGTAGCAGTATCTTTACAATATTTTGCACTTATATATTCTGCAAGGTACTCCTCAATTTGAATTGTGACAACTCGTTTCGCAGTCCATTTTTTTTTCTCCATATCCTTTTTTAGTTTTTAGCCGTCCTACCGTCCTACATTCCTACAAAATTAGACTTAATTAACGCAAAGTTACAGATTATCAATGAGATAACAAAATTTTATTACTCAAAAGTTTTATCATTTCACTCTCTTTTTTCATCCTACAATCCTACAAAAACACATATTTTGTAGGACGACGAATCCAAAACAGAGAAAAACACGAAAAATCCTATTTCCTACAACGTCCTACAATCCTACAAATAAACAATTAAATCCTATTTCCTATAATAATAATATAACTATTTGATTTATAGGTATATATGTATATTATAGGTTTGAAAAGAAAAACAATTTGTAGGATTGTAGGATTATAGGACGGTGTTTTTCTGAAAATTTATTTTCAAAAGTCATGTTTTCGAGGTTTCTTCTGAAAATTGGGGGTACGGGGGATTTTTTTCGCCACCTTCAGTAATAAAGAATGTGATATAGATGTGATATGGTATTGATATGATATGTGATATAGATAGAATAAAATGAGCCGTGCCTATTCATCCGAACTGGCACGGCTCTAAAGGAATTTGATACTTTCATTAAAAAGGTTCATCACTTCCGTCTGAAGGCTCAAATGGCAATTCTTGCGGAAGAGTTTTTTTCGGTGGTTCTTCAGTTATGTTAGTTACCTTAGTTTCGACTGGCTTGCATTCTTTACTGTCGTCAGCACAGTCTCTTCTAAAGTCGATATTGTATGACTCGACAAACTTGTCGTAATCTATAATGATAGCACTTGTAGATGTGCTCTTCTGCTTGCGCAACTTAACCATACTTCCATCACGAAGGTCTGCGTCGTCAACCGTCTCCTCCCATATGAATCTTCTTGAAGATACTGTGCCGACGTATGAAGAATGACTACGTAGGTTTTGTTCTATCGTTGACAGCGTGCTATTCTCATTGTTATATCCGCTTCTGTCGAAGATACTGAATACTGCACTCAAGCGTAAGAACATAATGTTCGAGCCTGCTTCGAAGGTGAAGGTCTTTGAATCCCCACGTGAATCTTTACCTGTGACCTTCTTAGGTTGCTCGATAAGGAACTCACGTCCTTCAATGACTTGCTTCGTGTCAATCATATTATTGACAGCAGTGAAGAACATTGCGAGCTTGTCCGTACTGCGAATGAGTGATAACTGGAATTGTACCTTCTCTTGAACAATCTTGAAAAACTCATCGTAGGTGAATGGTAGGCGAAGGTTGGAATATCGCTCTATCAGTTTGACAGTTCCCAAGAAGAGGGATGCTGTCTTCATCAGGCGGTCCATCTCACCAGAGTTAATGATGTCTTGCTTCAGCTCGTTATAAGCCTCTTGCTTTAGGCTTCTAAAATGGTCCATGAACATAGGACGAAGTTCCAGGATCTGAAGGAGCACGTTTGAAAGACCTATCTTGTTTGGGTCTTCAATTGTTTTCAGTTCTTCGAAGAGGCGCACTTCTTCTGGTGTGCGGTTACGAGGCTTTGGCACTTCGCAGACAATCACACGACTCATAAGTGCATTGTCATCACGCTGTGGTGTCTCTTGACCACAGATGATGACAGGTGCGAAAACCTTGTCATTCTCAATTTCTCTTCCAGAAGTTCCTTTTCTCTTCTGTTTACCATCACCATCATATACGATACCTTTCAGTGCTTGAAACTTGGTGTCGCTGATATCCTTGTTATTGTATTCGTCAAGCACAACAGGGACATCTTTAAATGTACCCATAATGGTAGACATCGCGGCGTCGGTACCAGTGTTAAGGTTGAAGATAGGTATATTAGGAGAAATGAACAGCGAGCGGATTGATATCGCTATCTGTGTCTTACCTGACGACATTGGACCCATAAAGAAGGGAGCGGTGAAAAGTCTATCGATGCAGTGGATGTTGCTTCTGAAGGCGCACATTATGGCGAAAACCAAAGCCCACTTACCATTATCATTAATCTTATAAACTTGGTCCATCAGCGAAGCCCACTTTTCGAAGCTGACCTTCTTCTCAGCTGGGACCTCCTTGTATACAAGCTGACTGATGAGCTCGTACTTATCTGATTGCTTACCACTACCTGCATAGATAGTTGAAAAGGCAGGAAGATAGTAATTGTTTTTATTGTGCGTAACCACACCCAGTTCGTTGACTGGGTCGAAAACCCATTGTCCGTCGACGTTGTGGAAGATTCCATTGGCAAAAGCAAAGAACTGTTCATCTGTCTTTCGACTCATACCTTCGCTCTGCTGATTACCGTAGGTCTTTACCTCGGAACACATCACGAAGTGACGACTCATATATGTTTTAATTGCCTTCCATTGCCACTCCTCACCATTGAAGTTCACAGCTTCGTAGTTGATTAACACCTCCTCGATTGAAGACATCTTCAGCATAGCTTTAGAAGGTATTTCGATATATATAGGTGTCTCGTAATATCTACGATTGATGCGCAGCACACGCTTGTTCTGTTCGAAATCATCTGAAAAGATATGGAGTAATGGTGTCATGAAGAAGTCAGCGACTTGTGTCATACCATTACCATTCTTGTTGCGAAACATGTAGCACACTGGCTCGCTCTTCTTATTGAGACGTGGATAATATCCACTCTCCTTCCACATTCTTCTGTACTCTTCGTTCTCTTGTACATATTCTGGAGGCTCGTTTACATCAAACTCTTCATCGTCGAGGTTGTCTGCTTGCATGCTAACCTTCATAGCAGACTTACGCTTGAGAGCGAATGGCTTTCTTATCTCGTCAAACTGCCCCTTAGTTAGCTTGAGCAAAGAGCAGTAATGATTTCTGTTTATGGTTATAACAGTATCGTCAGCGTAGGATGTTAGTTCGATACAACGTGAGACAAGAGGAACTCGGTCTCCATTGAAGTTTTCGAAGAACTTACCGTGCAACGCTATGTAATAGTCAAGGAACGAACCTGTACTATCACTGAAGGTCATGTCTATCCTAATACCTGCACGAAACATCTCTGCGAGAGTATGCAAGTAATTGTTTTCGTCGCCATCATCGGTAATATAACAACCAGTTTCTGAGGAAACAAAATAACAGTAGACACGTCGTAATTCTTGAATATCATTCGTTGACGGGCGACCAGACACATACACGATAGGTTCTTCTCCATATCCATCGAGAAAATCCTGCATAACAGAGGTAATAATCGCAGGACGGTCGCTTTCAACATTCTCCTTTAGCGCATCGATACCGAAGATACCAGCCTGTGTATTTGTGTTAGCGACAGATTCTTTTAGTTGAGTACGAATGCTTCGCACCTTATTATCGATGAGTCCGATTTTACTTCGGAAATCTTCTGCAATTGATTTGATGTACTCCAAACGCAGAACAGAGTCTTGTACACACGCTACGAGAGAACAGATGGAATTTAAGCAGTCTGTGATAACTGTCTCATCCTTGCAGCCTCGTGGAAGAATCATACGCTTGAACGCTTTTGGGAAAGGTTCTGTGAGTTCCTTTAACTTCTTGCTTGTAAGGCTGCCGTGTGCTTTAGCGAATTCGTCTGGGTCCATACCTTTTTCAAGACGGATGCAGCGTACCTTTGCCCCAGCTTTCAAGAGCAGTTCACAGTTCTTTAACGAAGCCTTGACACCAGCAGGGTCTGCATCGTAAATCATTATGATATCATCTGTGAAGCGAAGTAGTAATTTCACTTGATCTTCAGTGAATGCGGTACCACTTCCACCTATAACATTCTCGACACCTACCTTATGCAGAGACATTACGTCAAACTGACCTTCGACAAGATAAGCGAATCCTGTCTTACCAATACTCTTGCGAGCCTGGTATAATCCGAAGATGTGCTTACCTTTCGTAAATAGAGGTGTTTCGCCTGTGTTTACATATTTACCAGTCTTATCGTTTGGAGTCACGATTCGACCAGAGAATCCTATGATATGACCTTGCATGTCGTAGAAAGGAAACATTAAGCGGTCACGGAATCTGTCGTATAAGCGACCTTCACTATTTCCAAGTACATCTACTTCTTGCAGTAATTCTTGCGAATAGCCGGCTCTTGAAAGTTCTGCAAGAGCAAGGTTACCCATTGGAGCATAACCGACACCAAAGTCGGTCAATGCTTTGTCAGAAAGACTATATCCACGTGATGCAAGGAAACTCTCTGCTTGTCCAAGGTTCTTCTGAAAGAACTTTGCAGCAGCATCTATTGCGATACGTTGCGCTTCCTTTCTCTTGTAGGCAGCTTCTTCCTCAGGTGTGAGTTCCTTGGTAGGAAACTCGATGCCTGCTTGATTAGCACACCAGCGCAGAGCCTCTATGAAGCTTAGGTTTAGGTGATGCTGTACAAATGATATAACATCTCCACTTGCTCCGCACACGAAGCAGTGATAAGTCTGTCTTGATGGACTGACGACCATAGATGGTGAGTGGTCATCATGAAAAGGGCATACACCCTTATAGTTCGCACCTGTCTTGTGCAGGCGAGTAAAGGTTTCTATTACATTTACAATGTTTAGAGCTGACTTTACCTTTTCAATGAAATTCTTATCTATCATATTCCTTATTCTTCATTTTCCTCGAACAAATCCAACTGGCGTGATTCAAGTGCCTCTTGTAAGGTTACGCCTAAGTATTCAGCTACCGCAGCATACTCTTTGCTGCTGATGTTTTTTCGACCATAGTATAAGTCCCAAAACCGACGTTGATTAATCCCAGTTTCCGTGTAAAAGGTTCTTGTAGGCGTGAAGTCTTCGGGGTGTCGGAACTTTATCTTCAACATCTCCATAAGTATGTTGCGCTTGACTTGCAATCCGACCGTAAGGCGATTGCGTAAAGCAAAGAGGCGAACAGACATAGCACTTCTGTTCAATGCTCTTCCCATCTGTTCAAATGACAGTTTACCAAGATTATTCTTAACAAAGGTAGCATCTTCTTCTGTCCACCGTTTATTAGCTATTTTGTTTCTAATCATATCTATAGGAGTCTAAGTTAAGAAAATAATATCTAAACATCCTTCAGAAACAGCACATGGTTGTACTGGAGGTCAAAACACAAAATCGTTGTAGCTTCGGTTGGATGAATGCGCCCAAGTTGAACCTGAGCGTATATCCGTAGAGCTTCGTGTAATAATCGAAGTTCTCGTTCTGAAAGGTCTTGTATGGAGAATTTTCCCCATTTATCTTTATCTATAAACATTTCTTTCTTAGATATTCTGTTACTCCCTGCCTGATTTTCTTTCGTGTCGTTGGTGTTAATTTTAACTTTTGATTAGGATCCTTATAATGAAACTGAAAAGACATCCTAAATCCCATTTTGCGGATAGCCTTTTTTCTAACCTTTCGAATACTTGTCATAGTTGCTAAAATTTAAGGTCATACGTTTTGTTTCTTTCCAGTGAGCTACCAAAGACTCCTATAAGGTCACCATCTACTTTATTTTCTCTCCATTCAAAATCAGTGGAGAAAGCCTCTCCTTTCTCATTCCAAATGATACCTTCATTCTCAAGGTGACCAGTTACTTGACGAACATTCGAATGGTTTAGCTTCATCTCGTCTATTACGATACCTAAGTTTAATGCGTCAATTGCTTTCTCAAATTCCTTTGTTTTCATAAGATTGTTTTATTTGTTTTACATTCTTTTTCTGTAGAATACTGAACATACTTTTCAAGTAAGTTACAGTAGATACCATTTATGCACATGCGATGAGAATCGCAGTTTAGACATTCTTTATGCATCAGGGAAGAGTTCGTTTTCAGGTATCTTAAGATACTCTGAGATTACCTTTCTCTTCTGGGGGGCTGGAATAAAATCGCCTCTTAACCATCTATAGACAGTACTTTCATTAACACGGCATAACTTCATTATCTTTGATATCTCTTCTTTGCGCTGATTGGGAAGAGAATATATGTACTCTTTGAATCTCATTTTTATTTTTTTTATATTCTTTTTATTGCGTCCTCGATATATTTTTATTATTTTCGTGGCGCAAGTAATACTTGCGTA